CCTTCCTCCTTACCCTTAACTCCACACTATAGAGGCGCACCTTCCCCTACCACTCCACGCTGTACTTAATCTGCCCCTGTGGGATATCATAGAGCCTTCGGTAATTGATGGAGAGGTACATGCGTGATTGGTTAGCTTGGTATGAAGATATGTCGCACTGTGTAATGAATACAGACGGCTACCACAATTTTATTCCCTATAACTTTGTTTTGAGCCAGTATACAAATCAAGCAACAGGATTGGTTTGTTCCCATTGCTTGCAATTAGTCGAAATGAAAGATGTTCAAGAATGCAATAGTCAACTTAGCTCTTTAGATACTTCTGATAATGTTTAATAGACTGTTCTTTCTCGGCCTTTCCCAATGGAGTGTTATAATATTTCTTGTAATACTCCCAGACTGCATCGATGTTTTTATGGTCGGGGATGGGTGCTTTGACTCTACGATAATGCAATCTAGCCATGGCGGTTGCGTACTGTAAGTCATAAATCATACGCTCAGGCAAAGGCATAGATGTTACATTAAAGTTAAGCGCTAACATGTTTACAAGATGCCCTTGGTTTTTAATATAGTTCTGCCAGATGTCGGTGTAAGTATTTGGCTCCATCTGATAAATACCCAATGCCGGCCCTTTGATTTGCTTTAGGTAAGTTCCACCAAGCGATTCACATGCGCAAGTAAAGACGAGCAATTCCTCAGCATCTATGCTATACATTTGTAACTTATCTAATGATGGTTTAATTATTAACTCTCTGAGTTGTTTAATATCAATCATTTGTAACCCTTATAAAATTTAGACATAATGATTGTAAAGGAGAATCTAACAATGACAAAATTAGACCCTAAAAAGATTTACGAACAAGCTAAAAAAAATATATCTGGCAAAATATACGATGAGAAAAAGCATTGCCTGATGGTATTAGATATTATCGGCAATGGTGGCTCTGTTGCTGAGTTTTGTGTTGAAGCTTTAATATCAGACAAAACTTATTATTCATGGAGAAAACACCACCAAATTTTTGATGAATGCTCACGTATAGCCGTCAATTTTGCCCAAATGTTGTGGGAACGTGAGGGCGAAACTAATGCCGATAACCCAGACTTCAATTGGAGATTCTGGGAAGGTATTGGCACATCTAGGTTTTTTTACAATAAACAAGGCCGTGTACGGATTAACGTTGATGAAGATGCAGACCCGCATGTTCAATATCAGCAACTAATTAAACAAGCTGCTGAGGGAGATTTGAGCGCATCTGAGATTAAGCAGCTTATGGAATCAATCAACATCGGTATCCGTGCTTATGAAAGCTTCAAGTTGCAACAAGAAGTTGATAAGATGAAAGACGATTTAGCAAAAATGAACTTGGAAAATGGCGACAATATTATCTCAACTAAAGACGTTACGTAAGCAAATTAAAATCCCGCATCGGATTAAATTTGTTGATAGGGTAATACATCCGTCCGAATTTCAAGAAAAAGTAATTTATGTACACATTTGGATATAGGGGAATAATATGAGTTGGTTATCAAAAGGTTTAAAGAAATTAGAAGGCGCAGTGGCAAGTGTTATTCCACATCAAACTGCTGCTGAAAGACGTATGAAATCAGATGCAATTAGTTCTTACTATGCACAAAAAGATGCTGCTGTTGCTGAGCAAGCACGAATTAGTGGCGAAAAAGAAGCTGAAAGAAAAAGAATTCAAGAGAAAACAATTCGCTCTATGCGCAGACGTTATCGTTCCGCTGGATTTATGCAACCTATGAGCGACATGGGCACACAAGAAAAATTAGGATAAAACATGGCTGACAGACTAGTAGACCAATTTAAGCAGCGCTACGACCGTGCAATGCAGATAAGCTATCTTTGGGCTAGTCTGCATGAAGCATGTTATTTTTACGCTATACCCAATCGCAATCGCTTTTGGAGACCTAAAGAACAACAAGGTGAATCAAAAGGAACGCGCGTATACGATACCACCGCTATTGAAGCGACTAAAACTTTTGTTAGCAAACTTCATACAGCTATGACTCCACCACAGACACAATGGGGATTTTTATCAATAGACCCAGAGTTTGATGAAGATGATGCAGGTATTAGTCGGGATGATGCTCAACGTATGCTCAATGACTACATGCGCAAACTGTTTGACTACATCCACGATTCTAATTTTGATGTTGTTATAAATGAATGCTATTTTGATTTAGCCGTCGGCACATCATGTTTGGTTATTAACCAATACACTGACGAACAACCATTGTTATTTACTTCGATCCCAATGGATAAATTAGCTATTGAAGAAGCGATGACTGGCAAGATTGAATCATGGTATCGAAACTGGGAAGATGTTAAGGCTAATGAAATTACTGTTCGTTGGTCAAAGGCAGTATTGCCACAAGAACTGGTCAGAGAAATTAAAAACAATCCAGACTATACTCTCAAGATGGTTTATGAGGGGGTAATGTATAATCCTCAACGTGATAAAAAATACCAATACGTCGTTTGTTCTGACAATAATATTTTCTATACCGAAGACTTTGAAGTAAATCCCGGTATTGTTTGGCGTTTCCAAAAAACAAATGCTGATACATACGGCCGCGGCCCCGTAATGGATGCGTTACCCTCTATCATCAGTTTAAACGAATTGGCACGCATTGAACTTGCTGCTGCTAACTTGAATACATTCAAACCGTACATGGCATTTAACGACGCTACATTTAATCCAAACACTTTTAAATTACAACCAATGACGATTATCCCTATTGCGCCTCTTGGTAGCTCCGGACAACCGCCATTAATCCCTTTGCCTGATACATCTAATCCTCAGTTTAGCCAACTGACAATCCAAGACTTAAGAATGCAAATTCGGAGCTTGTTGTTTGCAGACTCTTTAATCCCAACTGACACCAAACAACCTGTAAGCGCAACCCAAATTATGATTCAAAACCAAACCTTGGCAGAGCGTATCGGGCCTTTATTCAGTCGATTACAACAAGAATTCCTGTGGCCAGTAATTGAAAGATGCAGTTATATCCTAGATAAAATGGGTTTATTACCCTATCCACAAATTGATAGAAAGATGATATCATTTGTATATCGGTCGCCTCTTGCTTTAGCGAAAGGACAAGAACAGATTGCTAGGTTTACTCAGTTCTTCCAATTGCTGCAAGGTATAAGCGGTCCGGAAGCTGCTCAAATTTTTATTAATCCAATGGAGTACCCATACTTGTTAGCTGATTTAATGCAAATCGATAACAGGCTATTGAATGCCCCAGCAGAGGTTGCGCAGGTCATGCAAGACCAGCAAAACAAAAGAAATGAACAGCAAATGATGATGGAACAACAGGCTCAACAAGCCCCACTACCACAGGTGTAAAATGACTGAACATAATCCACATATCGAACCACAGAATTATTATGAAAACTATACAACAGCAGAAAGCCAGCAATCAGGAACACCACTTGATGAGCTCTGTTGGAATGTATTCAACACAACTGACGGGAAAAAACTTTTAGAAATTATCAAAGAAAAATTTTTAATCGCTCCAACACCTGGACCAGTTGATGAAAAATACCCTCACATGTGTGTATTCTATGAAGGTTATCGTGAAGCTTTAAGACAGATTCTTGGTAGCGTGCAAAGCTATCAAGCGAGAAAAGACCACGAGGCTAAACAGGCAGGTGTTTGATGAGTTTCGATACAATCTCTGCAACTGTTGAAGATATGGCAGCACAAGATGCTGCTTTATCAAATACTCCAGAACCATCTTGGTGGCTTGACGATAATACCCCCGGTGTTGGAGAGCGGCCTGATTGGCTTCCAAATCAATTTAAAAAAGCATCTGATGTCGCTAAATCATATGCTGAATTACAAAAAAGATTTGGAGAGGCGCCAAATGAATATTCATGGGAAGCGGGAAAAGGATGGGTTGAGCCAGACTACGAGCCTTTTCAAGAGTTAGCGCAATATGCCAAATCAAAGCGTGTCCCACAAGATGTAATGGATAAAATGCTTACTACTGTTGGCAAGTACCTTGATGAGTTTGGAATTGACTACGAAGCAGAAAAAACAGCTTTGGGTGATAATGCCGACCAACGCCTTGATGTTTTAAATAACTGGGCAAAAAGTAATTTATCCGAAAGTTCTTTTCATGCTCTAACAAGCAATTTAAGAACTGCTGATGCAGTAATGGCACTTGAAGAATTGAGGTCAAAAATGTTAGGACAAAATACAATGATACCTGGAAATGAGCAATCACAAAGCGATGGCGTTTTCAGTATGGAAGATTTGCACGCTGAACTACGTGACAACATGGATAAGTATAAAAAAGATCCACGTTACCGTAAAGAAATCACAGAAAAAATCGAAAGATTGCAAAATAACAAATAAATCTTTAATATAAATACAAGTGTCCAGTTTTCTGGTAAGTTGGATAACTTGTATTTAACCCGGCCCGAAAGGATAACCAGAAAAAATTTACAAGCCCAATTTAAAACGAGTTGTTTTCTTTAACTTTTTTTAAGGGGCATAAAATGTCTACATCTTTAACTAATGTGCAACAGATTGAGTTCGATGCACTTGTAAAAGCAGAATACCATTCACAAGGTTTTTTACTCCGTGATTCAGTACGTATGAAATACGACGTAATTGGTGCGCAAGTAGAATTCCGTAAAGTAAACCAAGTAATCTCTGTTCCAACTGCATATTTAGCCGCTGTTACAATTCAAGACCCTGGTTACAACAAAGCATTATGTACTTTACAAAAATACACCACACCAACCGCAGTCGACGAAGTGCAAGAACTTACTGTTAACTTTGACGCTAAAATGGAAAACGCCATGTTAGTTGCTCAAGCTATGGGTAGACGTTCTGACCAAATCACTATCGATGCAATTACCGCTGACGTTGGCGATACCATTCTTAATGGTGGAACTAACTTCAACTACGAAAAATTCACCCAATGTTTAGAGTTTTTTGACAACAACGCTGTTCCTTTAGCAGAACGTTTTGTTGCAATGTCTGCTAACAACTTCAAATCATTGATGCAAGATGATCAATTCGTTTCTACGTTCTATACCAAAAATGACGTAATTGACCGTGCTCGCATTCGTGAATACTTAGGATTTAACGTAGTCGTTATCCCCCAGATGACAGAAGGTGGCTTACAAAAAGTTGGCAACATCCGCACCGCATTAGCATGGCACAAAATGTCTACTGGCATGGGTATCGGCATGAACTTCCGCACTGAAATTAACTACATTCCACAGAACACTTCTTACTTAGTAAACGGTGTATTCTCAGCTGGCGCTGTAGTAATTGATAACCGCGGTACGTTAGCAATCGAATGTGATGAAACAGCCTAATAAGGGGAATTAACATGGCTTTTAATGACAACAGATGGACTAGACAAACTCTAGCTTTCAACTCTGGCGCAGTAACCGTTGATGGCCCAGCTATCGAAAACGGCCCTGCTTTATTCACTTACGCTAGTGCAACTGATAACGCTGCTGCAATTGCTGCTGCTAATTATTTTGCTCCAGCAGTTTATGATTTAGCAGTTGGCGACATTATCATGACTATCGGAAGCGATGCTAATGCTACATTAGTAGTTGCAACTGTAGACCGTGAATTAGCTACTGTAACAACAGCTGCATACTAAGAGGAACAAGCATGGCTTTAACTAGCCATGCTTATCCAAATATTTTGCGGCTTTATTTAGTAAAGTTATTGAGTCATTTGCCATGCCAATCAAAACATTGCAATTATGACAAAGCAGTCCTCTAACTTTATTAGTTTTATGGTTATGATCAACATTGAATGAATTTCTTTTAATTTTTCTTCTTCGATTAATTATTAAAAGATAATCATCGATATGAATGTTACATATTTCGCAACAATGTTTTTGTGATATTAGTTTTTCATTATATTCGTTAAGACTAATACCATAAACGCATTTTAATAAGCGGTTCTTCCGCTTGTTTAATTGCTCAATTCTTTTAATTTTGGCTTTTTCTGGGTCATATAAAGAATTAATGTAATTTTTAGTACAATACTTACATAATGGATGTTTTTTATTTTTTACCTTGTGAAAGTATACTTGGTCAAAATTTAACAACCCATGGGTATTACAACGCTTGAAAGCCCATAAAGGCAGTAATTCTTTATAAGCTTTAACTTTATATCTTGAGCGTTCGTTAATATGGTATCGACAATAACCGTAAGATTTATTATGGTTAATATATTTAGGTAGATCACAAAATGGTACATTACAGTAGGTCATACATAAACTCAATTTTAGTAGGTGCCATATGATAACAAAAACTTCCATTATTAGTAATGCTCTTGCGCAGTTGGGCCATGCCCCTGTTGTATCTTTGATTAACCAAGATGAACTTGTTGTCGCTGCTGAACAAGCTTTTGATATGCTACTGCCTAGCAAACTTGCAGAAGGTAACTGGCGCTTTGCAACCAAGATTGAACAATTATCTCAATTAGTAGAAGTTGTTCCTCCACCTTACAAAAATGCATTTCAATTACCAAGTGGCTGGCTTAAAGTTCTTAAAGTCTATCCTAATGTTTATGATTGGAATATATTCAATAACGACAGAATATATACATTTCAAGAAGGGCCATGGTGGATGGAGTTTATATTTCAGCCAGATGTGTCTCGATTACCAGCGCATTTTGTTAACTACTTTGTTTATGAAATTGCAGCTTATTTGTGTATAAGTAATGCTGAAAAAACAGACTATTACCAAGCAATTAAAGCTGAGGCTATTAGACAACAAGGCATGGCATTGGCAATAGATTGCCAAAACCATCCGCAATTTACTCAGGTCGATTTTCCAGTATTAGGCAACCGTTATATTGGCGGTGTATATCCAAACTCAATTAACTAAGGATAGCTATGCCAGAAGTCACATGGTCGCAAGATATATTCAGTGCTGGTGAATTAAGCCCTTTAATGTATGGCCGTATTACCGCAGACCAATACTACAAAGGCGTTAAGAAAGCGCGCAATACAATTACCTACCCCCAAGGCGGGATTGGAAAAAGATTCGGCACAATTTATAGAAACGAAATTATAGGCGTTACGGATTGGCGAGATATTTTCTTCGAAACATTTCCGTATCTGAATGAATGCGTTTACTTGCTTGCTATTGTTCCCGGGGCAATCGAAATCTATTTAGAGAATGTTTTAGTTGCAACAGTATCAAGTACGTTACTTACAAGTGACGTTGTTCGCAATGCAGATTGGACGGTTCTTGATAATTTGTTTCGGATAACGGCTGCAACAATCAAACCTCAAGATATAGTCCGTAGCTCAACAAATACTACAATTAATACTGGTGCCGGTATTGTAAGCAATCAATTTACATTAACCGCAGCAACAACCCCAAACATTATTTTTCCAGTAAGATTTGCTAATGCAGTAGCTTTAGATTGGCCTTCAACTAGCCCGCAAATAAAAGCCGGAATCACTTATTTTGCACGCTCAGATGTAACTGGTGCATTAATAAAAGTTTATGCAACAGCAAGCGATGCGGCTAATGATATAAATGCATTTACGTTAAATACAGCAGGCGCTGGAACAACAACCGTATTTATCTACAATACATGGACATTAACGCCGGTCGTTTTTGAAAATTTACCTCAATATGACTTTGGCGATGTAGATTATTCTAATAGAGTTTTTGGACTTGGAAGTGGTACTGTTGGCGCATCTACAACGCTTACCATTACATCTGGCGCTGGGTTTTTTACAACAGCTTATGTTGGGGGTAGTTTTACAGATGGATTCGGTGTGGCGACTGTTACAGCCTATATATCTGCAACTCAATTAACAGTAACTATTGTTGTATCATTTCCAGCAACATCAAATCTACTTGGCAAACTTTGTTTGGTTCGAGAACCTGCTTGGAGTGATGCAAGAGGTTGGCCACAGAAATGCTCAAGCTTTCAGAACAGGGCTATCTTCGCTCATACGGACTCTTTAGTTAATGGCTTATGGTTATCAGTAATTAATGATTACAATGACTTTAACGAGCTAGAAACTGACGATGATTATGCAATTGCTTACTACCCATCGTCCGATACAGTAAACGTCATTAAGTACATTGTTCCATACCGAAGTTTAACCATTCATACTAATACCGGAATCTATAGCACACCCTTATCGTTTGAAAGTGCTTTAACACCTAAGAACTTTAGTTTACAGCTTCAAGAATCAAACCCAGCAACAGCAATCCAACCACAAGGGATTGATAATCAGATTGTTATTGTTACAGGAAATGATGTTCATACAATGCTTTGGGATGGTATTAACAACGCCTATGCATCTAATATCGTAAGCGTGATTTGTGAACATTTAATAAAAAATCCACATGATGAAATTTCATTTATTAACTTTACACAAGCCGGAAGCAGGTACATATTTTTAATTAATGATGATGGTACATTGGTAATATACCAAACATTAATTAATGAAAACGTATCAGGTTTTACTTATGCTGATACAGTGGATGGTTTATTTAGATGGGGCGCAAGTAGCCCAGATGGTAGAGCATGGTTTGTTATTGAGAGACAAATTGCAAATGAATTAGTGCCACCATTTACTTATAGTACAAAATATTTTATTGAAGAGCTAAGTTTTGATGTCTTCACCGATTGTAGTTATGTTTATAGCGGGGCAGCTACAAGTACAATTAGCGGCCTTCCCAGATTTAATGGTCAAACCGTTTCAATGGTCGGTGACGGTTATGGTTTTACTGACGATGTAGAGAATTCGACAGTTGAATTTATTGCTCATGGCCAACCTATTGAAGTTACAAAGGCAAGGATTGGGTTTCCTGTTGAAATGCAAATTGATTTGATGCCAAACAATACTCCAGGACCAGGCGGCTATAAAGGCGGCGGCCTTGTTTTTCCACAACATATTAGAAATGCTACATTTTTATTTAATAATACAATTGGTGGATTTATTGATGGCCAACCAATTAGTTTAAAAACTTTAGATCAATTTAACCCGTTAGCTGGCCCATTATCTTTAAATGGTCCTCCAGTCCCGTTAACCGGACTATTTAAGAAATCGTTAATGAAAGGTTGGAATGAGTTCTTACGTGACCCGATAACAATTACTAGCAGTGACCCATTCGATATTCGATTGATTGGCGTTTATTATAAGATTGAGGAGTAGAAATGGATCCATTAACTGGGATTTTATTAGGTATGCAAGCTGCTGGTATGGTCATGGATTATACATCAACCAGAAGACAGCAAGGACTTATTCAAGCTGGTCGTGATATTGAGCAAGCACAATACGAAGCTAATCTTGAAGCCTTAAGAGCGCAATATGCTCAAGACTCATTGCAGTCTATGCGACAACTACGACAAAACATCGGGACTCAAATTGCCGTACAAGCAGCTAGAGGAACAAGTTCTGCCGCTGGCACTGCTGTTGCCTTAAGAGGCGCATCAATGCAAGCTTACTCCGCTGATGAGCAAGTAAGACGAATGAATCAATTGGCTAAAGAAGCTGACCTTAGAGCTGGCAATGCATTATCTGGATTGCATGCTTTATCAAGTCAAACTCAACTTGGCCAAGCAATGCAGCAAAGATTTTTAAACCTAATACCTTTATCAAGTCTTGCCGGTGGATTAACAAAAAAATCTGGTAAAACATCCTTTGGCATGACGGAGATTGCATAATGGCCCAAGAAATTCAAACGCTACAACCTCAAGAACGCTTAGATATTACACAAAAACAAGGTGGCTGGTTAAATGCCATGACAGAACTTGCTACTACGCCAAATGCTTTAGCTAATTTTGGTGTGCAAATGGCGAGTAATGCGTCTCAAGCTTATCAAATGATGCGTGGGATTGAAGCTGGAAAAAATCCTAGTAATACCTTGCTGCCACCAGTTACTAAAGCAGATGAAGCATTTGTCCAAGGATATAGCGCACAAGCAGAGCAAACACTTGGCTTACAAGCGGAGCAACTTATTAATCAAGCGCAATTAGATTTAAATAAATCATATAGATTAAGTAATGGCCAAATACAATCCTATCAAGAAAATGTAGCTCAAGGATTGCAGCAAATTATTGAACAAGCACCATACACAATTAGAAGTAAACTTGCTAATCAATATACAGAGGGTTTGCAAACCCAAGTTTTCAAATTAAACAATCAATTACTTAGCCAACAAAAAACGGAAGCTAAAGAAAATGCCGGGTTGTATGTAAAAAATCAGATGAATCAATTAACTGATTCCATTATGTCTGGTCAAGGTAATCCTGCTACTGTTTATCAAAATAGCCTTGATTATATCAATAGTAAACAAGCAAGTGGTATGTGGTCTCCAAATGAAGCTGAGACGCAACGCCAAGCTTTAAAACAAATGTATTTAAATAGCTCACTTGCTAAAAATGCAGTTGATGCTTATCAAAATAAAACTCTTGAGCCATACTTAAATTCACTTACCAATGTTCCAAGCAACTTTAATGGCGTAAATATAAGTTACGCAGAATGGGAATCAGCTAGAAATCACGCTTTAAATAGCATTGTAAATTATGAACGTTTTACAAGTAGCGAACAAAATTTGCTTGTGTCTGATGCTAAAATTAAGTATATGCAAGGGAATTTACCCCAAACTGATATTGATGCGCTTAAACAAGAGTTACAGCCTCAAAAGTTTAATGAGATGTATGGCTGGATTTTAAACCAGCAAAATAAAAACCTAGCTAAACAAGAACGTATCACTCAACTACTTGGTAATAACTCAAATCTTGATGTAATGGCTAGGGCAACGCCAAAAGAAGTTGATGCAACTTACGATGCTACAGTTGCCAAAATTCAAAATGATGCAGCCTATAAAGGCCAACCAATTTCAAATGCTGATGCTCAATTTCAAGCAATCTCTACAATCCCAAGAGCAATACCAGCCGTTAACAAAATGCTGGCAAATCAGTTAATCAATGGTGATGCTACAACCGCAATACAAGCAGCTTCTCAAATTAAACGCATTGAAGATGCTGATTTATCTGGTCGACTAGATGCAACCTTTTCAAGCACATCAAGCCCTGCATCAATCATGGCCCACACCATAAACGAACTTTTACCATTTTCTGCAAGCCCAGACCAAGCGGTTGCAATGGCAAGACAAATTGCATTCCCTACTGATGAACAAAAAAATGCATCATTAAAACTTTCACAAGATTTTCAAAAAGGGCATGGTACTGCTGCAAAAAAAATATCTTTTGCGAAAGGCATGGTTGATGTTCCAAGTAAATCTCAAGTTATAGATAAATCTAATTTTTATATTAGCGTCGCTGATGCCTATACAGATGCTTTAAAAGTATTTGGGAATGAAACGCTTGCTAAGTCATGGGTTCAAAAAGGCATTAACCAGAACTATGGCACAACAACTGTTAACGGCACAGAGCAATTTACATTTATGCCTATTGAAAAACTACTTGGCATGGACAAAAAATCTGTACCTGTTATTCAACAAAATATTTACGATGATGTTAGTAAATATGTAGCTAACATGAAAGCTATTTATGATAGCAATCCGAATCTTGGATTCTATTATGAGTTAGCGCCTAGAAAAGATTACAATGAATTTGCACAAGCTGTTTTAGACCCTAAATCACCAAATGCCAAAGAAACAATGAATGAGTTTCTTGAAGCTAAGCCAATACAAATTACCAAAGTATACCGAAGAACCGGAGAACAAGTAGATTACACGCTTGAAGTTCGTTCAGGCCCATTTGCATCCTTAGGAACTCGTCAAGACATTATGGCATCTGGATATGATTATATCTTACGCAACAAAGAAGGTTCCATTGAATCATTCCATGGCACATTTGGCAATCAGGGCAGGATTCCATTTTATTCGCCAAATGCTAAATATATCAAAGACGCAACAATGACAATTCAGCAAGCCACTAAACAAAACTGGGATTTACGACTCAAACAATATTTAGAAGAAAGCAAAGGTTTAGGTGAAAGATTTAGAGAAATTGGCTTAAAAAGAGGTGAGGGCCTAACTGGGCTTAGAGGCATAGCTAGTCGCGATGAAATGATGTTGCAAAATCTTGGGGAATAAGATGGATAACTTACAAAGTAATGAAGAAAATAACGATACCGCAATTCCATTTGCATTAGCTAGGCCTTTGAATCAGTTACCGTATGACCTAACTAATGAAGGCATGGGTTCAGTTTTTGGCGGCTGGCCAGAACAAAAAACCATGCAAGATGCAGAAAAAACTCCCGCCTTTAAAACTGCTTTACTAGAGGCTGAAAAACAATCAGTTATTTATAATGCTGAACAAACAGGGTCTAGTGTACTTCAATCTGAATATAATTTCTTATTTGATAACGTTGATGAAAGCTTTAACACAAACAATCCTGATTTGTACAAAGATATCCCAGAAATTTATTGGCCAACTATCCGAAACGCAACCTCTCCAAGCGACCTAAAGCGCAGACAAAATATCGTTTTTGAAGAAATAGAAAATGAAAAACTTTTAGCAAATGGTGGTTTTTGGCCAAAACTAATCGGTGGCGGTCTTGGTATGACAATTGGCTCTGGGCCTCTGGGATTATCAAAATGGGTTCTGCCAGCAATTGCAGAATCACGAGCCGGTACATTTACAATTGACGCATTAATGAATACAGCTAAAGCTACACCCGGTATTGCGCTTAATGCTTTTAGCTACGAATCAGCATTAGATTTATCCAAGGGGCGATATGATTTAGAAGATGTTGCTATACGCAGTTTAGAGGATTCAGCATTTGGTTTTGCATTAGGCGCTGTTGGCAAAACACTAAGATATGGCAATGATGGCTTAAAAGTATGGAATGGAAGAAAGTTAGTGGGTGCAATCTACCATGACGCTAAGTTAGAACCTGTCTTCAAAGGCGATAAACTTGTTGATTTGCAGTACACGCCTCCAATCAAAGAAGCAATGTCTGCTCAAAGACATGCAGAAATTGAAGGTGATTTGAGAAGTATTGTGGCTGAAACTGGATTTTATGGCGTGCCTTTTTTAGGTAAAGCTCTCAAAGAAACAACAAAATTTATTAATCCAGCATTTAGAATGCTATCAAGTCCATTTGATGATGCTAGAAACTTCTTCTCAGCTATGGCGAATACTGGAATCCGTACCAAAGGAGAATTAGAGGGGACTGCAAGAGTTAGAAGCGCAGAAGAATATTATGGCTACTATAGAGCCATGGGCACAAAACATCGCATGGAATACAACAAAGATTACTATGCTGCAAATGGTTTAACAAGCTCAAGTCAAACCGTAAACGCATTCAAAAATCTTATGCAAACTGTTACAGAAGGGAAAAATATATCTTGGGATGATTTTGGTAAAAGAGTTCGCAATGTTATCGCTACAGGCATTGAAGACGATAATCCTCATATAAATCGCTCTGCCAAACGTATGACCGATATTTTAGAAGACGTAAATCGTCAGTACGCAGAAGCACATGGAATAGATCAATTTGTAAGTCCACCAAATACGGTTAATTATATTTTCCAAAATTGGAATATAAATAAATTAAATTATGAGCCAGATGACTTTTTTACAATTGGCATGAAATGGATGAATGACCAAACAGATAAAATATCTGATATTATGCGTCCATTAACTGAAATTGACGAAAGAATCAAACTAGCACCAGAAACTGAAAAAATTGCTTTGCGAGAACGTAGAGCAGAAATAGAGCAAAAAATCCATGATGAATTAACTGATAACGAAGAAAACCACTTTTTATTGAAAGATAGGGTAGTGCTCAATTCAAAAGATAGGGCAGAGCTAAAAAAACTACTTGATGATTCAGGTATAACTAAGCTTAATGAAGAAATAAAAGATGCAAAACTTAAAAAAGAAGCTTCAAAAAATAAAGATGAAATATCTACACTAAATAAAAAAATTAAAGAACTTCAAGATCAAAGAAAAAGTGCTAGAGAAAAATTAGATTTAGATGCACGTATGGGGCGTATCAATAAAAAACTTTATTTTAAAAAAGAAGGTAAAATAAAGTTCAGGGACCCTAATAAATTGCCTGACTTTATTGAAGCCTATAAAACAAAACAAGGACAAATAAACTATTTAAAGCGCATCCAAGCTAAAGTTACTGGTACAGATGCGACAAATTTACTTGATGAAATATTAGGCCACGGAATTAAAAGTGATGGCAGAGTTGCATATACTAAAGAACGTAGTTTTTTAATACCACAAGAGTTGCTTAATAATGCTTGGTACCTAGATAATGATTTAGCTGCTGCCATGGAAAATTATCTTGGCTCTATGGGGAGAAGAATTGGTTTAAAGCGTGCATTTGGCGAGGTTTATGGTGAAGATGGATTAAAAGATATCTTTGAAAACATGTCTAACCAATACCGTGCAAAAATGGATGTTTACGGAAAAATTACAGATAAAAAATTAAGAGAAAAAAAGCAAAAAAAATTAACCAAAGATTTTGAATCAGCAAAAGCAGACATGGCAGCAATGTATGATATTTATCATGGTAGATTTAGAAATGAAAACTTGCATAATGATTTAACAGGTTCTTTGCAAGTTTTACGCAACATGGTTTATGCTACAAGATTGGGATTATTGCAGATTGCACAGCTAACTGACTCAACGGCTGTAGTACTTAGAACTGGAATTGTTCCTTGGTTATTTGGTGGAATAATGCCACATTTGCGTGGGTTGAAAGATAAATTTCAAGGAAACAAAACAGAAATGCAGGAAGCTGCTGCTGTAAATTTGTTAGGTGTAAATCATGTTATCGGTGGTGCTCAATATGATTTTTTCTCAAAAGGCACGCATAATTATGACACGGTGCTCGGAAAAACAAAAAAAATAACTCAGGCGGTTGCTGGTGTTTCCCAAAACTTAACATTCGCCAACTACTTTGAAAACCTTAACGAATCCATTGCTGAACGAACATTTCAAAACAACATAGTAAAAGCAAGCCAGAAATTTCTGGATGGCACAATAACAAAATCTGAAAGCGTTCAAATGGCAAGAATAGGTTTAGATTTAGCAGAGGATGCTAGGCAAATTGTAGACCAATTCAATAAATACGGTGAAACGCATTATAATGGCCTAGCACGCAATTCAAATTATCAAAACTGGGATAATGCAGACATCCAAGAAAAAATGATTATGGCAGTTCGTAGTGGCGTTTCTGATGTGATTGTTAAAGGGCAAATGTTTACCTCGCCATTAATGGCAAAAGACCCTATTATTGGAACATTATTGATGTTTACGAGTTGGGCATTTGCAGCGACAGAAAGGTATTTATTGCCTTCATTACAATATGCTGATGCCAATACCCTACAAGGAATTATAGCTATGTCGGTTATGTCATCCGTACAAGATCCACTTAGACGAATGGCATCTGGAAAACCACCATTTGAAGACGAAGCATCCGTTAAAGATATTATTCTAAACTCAATTATGCAAAATGGTTTTTTAGGTGTTTTGCCGAATGCTATTGAAATTCTAAACTTAGTATCTCACAATGACTTATTAGGCAAAGCTCAAGGGTTCCGTTACAAAGATAGAAGCACCTTGGGAGGCCCTGCTTGGGATTACGCTTGGGATGCTTTGGGGGCTGGATATATGCTTGCATCTGGAAAAATAAATAGAACAGGCGTTAAAAAAGCAATCAATTTATTGCCAATGTCTGGTAATGTTTATACAAGAGGATTATTGAACGCTTGGCAAGAAGGTTTAGATATTCCAGAAACATTTGCTGATGCTGAACCTTATAAAATCTTTCAAAAGGACTAACCCATGTCTACTCAAGTACAAATTAATGATGTACCACCAAAAACCCAGATAACCGCTACGGCCGGCCAAACAGTATTTACCACTAACTGGACTGCTAATGCCGCATCTGATGTCGTAGTATATGCCAGAACTTCAGCTCAAGAACCAGATGACTTAACTCAATTAGTGAGTAATGTTGATTACACAGTTGCTTTTATTGGCGGCTCTGAGATTGTAGAAGTAACTTTTTTGGTTGCTCGCGCTGCTAATGACGTGATTACAATCACACGAGATACCCCCGCAGATAGATTAAACCTTTATACTAATAATAATTTTACGCCAAGCATGCTTAATCAAGATGTCGGTATATTAACATTAGTCGATCAACAAGCTCAGTTATATAATACACAAGTAGCGCCTCACTATAACGTGTCTGCCACACCAGATTTGGGCGACCCAATATCTGGAGAAGGCGGTGATATATATTTGCCAACTTTAGGAGCAAACCAGTTCTGGGTAAAAAACGCCGGTAATACAGAGATTATTGCTACAGATTTGCCATCTGGCGGAGGTCAATTACCGGTTGCCTTGCCTCTAGTTACTTACACAAATACACCTTATCTAACCGCAGAAGCTAATCTTGGCGCATTATCTACTGGCGTGCTATATCAAACAGTTGCTGCTGGTGTTGCTACACTTTTAAGCAAATCAACAACCGGAACAGGTGATGTTGTTTTAGACAATTCACCCACTATCACAACACCGTCCATTGACCAAATTAATGATGCCAATGGGAATGCAAATTTACTAATTCATGCTACTGCAAGTGCAGTTAATTATATGATAAGCACAAATTCAGCAACTGGCGGTTTTACAGGATTTGAAGTGGCTGGCTCTGATACTAATGCTAAGGCTTTCATAAAAGCAAAAGGCGATGCAGGTGTTGCAGTAATTACATCAGCCGTAAGCGCAGTACCTTTTGCAATTTATTCTGGCACTGCACAGCAACATGTAACCACCTTTAGTTTTAGTAATACTAATGCTACAAGAGCGGTTACATTCCAAGACGCTGATGGCACTGTAGCTTATTTAAGTGATATAACTGGTGCTGCTGGATGGGTTTTAATAAGCACTGGAACGGCAAATAATAGCACATCCATAGATTTTACTGGGCTTTCAACAACTTACAGCGCGTATAAAATTGTATATTATAATGTTTACCCAGCAAACAATTCAACGACTCTGTTGTACAGGGTTTCAACAGATAATGGCTCAACATTTGAAACCACAGCTTATATGTATTCTGGAATGGCGCAAAGCACTGGCTCATATATAGCAGTATCATCAACAAGTGATGGAAGTGTTCCAATTACAGCCGGGGGCGGCATGACTAATCTTGGTGTTCAGTATACAAGCTCTGGAGAAGTAACTATATTTAATCCCGCAGGCACGCAACAACCACATGCAATGCTTTGGAGTACATCATATAGATCACCAACAGCTCGAAACCCTGTTTTTAGCACAGGCCAAGGATACTGGAATTCGTCAACTGCGGTAAATGCTATTAGATTTTTATTTGACTCGGGAAATATAACAGGCGGAACCTTCAAACTTTATGGGATATTGGCATGAAAAAAATTGTTAATGGTATTGAAGTTGATTTAACTGCGGAAGAGATATTGGAAAAAGAGTCTCAAGATGCCGCTGCTTTATTAGAAATACAAAAAATTCAATTTAAAATTGATAGGCAATTGGCTTATCCTAGTCTTGCTGAGCAAATGGACATTTTATATCACGAAGGTTTTGATGCTTGGAAAAGCGTTATTAAAGAAATAAAAGATAAATATCCAAAGCCAGAAGGAGTTTAAAATATTGCAAGGATTCGCATTGTAATCACGTATGCGTTTGCTTGTTGTTTTTATTAGCTCTTTACCGAAAATAGCGTGACCATAAAAATTAAACAATATTGATAGCGCGCCATCGATAACTGAACTAAAATTAATTTATGACTTGTTATAAGGAAATATTATGACCGTAGCTCTAAAATTTGGACGCGATGCAAATTCATTTAATGCCTATGCGCCAAAACCCTCTGATATTAAATACAGCGCAACTTTAGCCGTTGGGGTAGCTGCTAGCATAACCCTTCCCGGAACAGATGAAGTTTATTGCGTATCATTTCGTTATCAACCAGGAAGTTCGGTGTTTGTAGATACCACTGGTGCTGTAGCTTCTGTTCCAGCAGGTGGCACATTGGCTTCAACTACAAGCGAATTAAATCCCGCCTCTTTAACATTGAGTGCGGGTGATTCTATTTCTATGATTACAGATTTTGATGTGGCACAAGTAAGCATAGTGGCATGGAGGATTGCTTGATGGATACATTTAGCCCACTAGGTTTCGATAGCAATTTTTCTTTTGGGCAGCAAAGTGTATTCACTGTTGTTGAAAAACAATGGCAAGTATTTGTTGGGCCTAAATTAGAAATGATTACCGAATCCGGTGATTTAATGGTCACAGAAGTTGCATTAGACGAAATGATAACGGAGTAAAAAATGCCTAAAGTTAAATGGAGTAGTTTTACAAACGTTGGAAATCTTACAACTAGCGATGTGGTTGTTGGATTAAGAAGTGGTAATAACGTTAGATTTAATCCTCTTGCTTACAATGTTGATATTGCTGTTAATGGTGTAAATATTGGTAAAGGCGCTGGTAGTATTGCAACCAACACTAGAATCGGTGTTAGTTCCCTTGCTGCTAATACGACAGGAGCAAATAATTCCGCATCTGGAAACCAATCGCTTTTAGCAAATACCACAGGCTCTAATAATGCTGCTGTCGGTTCTCAAGCGTTATATACAAATTCGACAGGCGGAAATAACGTAGGTGTTGGCTATCAAGCATTATATTTAACAACAGCATCTAATAATATCGGTATTGGTAGTTTTGCATTATTTGCAAACTCAAGTGGGTCAAGCAATACAGCGGTAGGTTTTGCTGCATTAACAAATAGCACAACAGCTACTGGACTGACGGCTGTAGGTGAATCTGCATTAAGATTAAATACAACGGGGGCCAGAAATGTTGGATTAGGCTATCAAGCGGCTTACACAGGCACAACTGCTAGTGACGTTACAGCTTTAGGTTATCAGGCCTTGAACTTAAGCACCGTTTCTGACAACACCGCAGTAGGCTCTGGAGCTATGGATGCGTGCACAACAGGGACTGGGGTCGCAGTAGGTAAAAATGCTCTTGGCGCATTGACTAGTGGAACAGGAAATACTGCCGTAGGAACCGCAGCGTTGCCAGTAACGACCGTAGGGGCATCAAACACAGCAGTTGGTTTTACTGCAGGCGCTAGCCTTAGTGCTTCAGATTGTTGTTTCATAGGATTTCAATCTGGCTATAACGCTACATCAGGTAATTATAACACTGCAATTGGAATGGGTTCTGGTCGTGCTATTCGAAATGGAGATTCTAATACCGCTGTTGGTCAAAATGCTTTGGGATTACTCGGGACATCTTCAGTTGCTTTTACAACATTTATAGGTACATTTTCCGGATATTATTGTACAGGTAATAATAATACTGCTCTTGGATATTTTTCTGCAACATCTGGTGCAACAGGTGCGGTAAATCTAACAACCGGAACTAGCAATACAATGCTTGGTTATCGTTCATGCCCTAATGCAGCAGACGCAATAGGGACTATTGGTATCGGTGCTGATTCAGTAGCAGAAAAAGCGACAGGTGCAACCAGTGCAGATAACGGCCCAGGGATTGCAATTGGTAGCGCGGCGTTTAAAGTTGGATTTAGAGGTGACGGTACGATTTATGCAGCAGCAGGTGCTAGTGCTGGATACTGGCGTGTTAAAGTTAATGGTACATTTTTTAAAATACAACTTTATGCTGACAGCTAATGCATTTATAATATAATTTCGTTAATTAAATGAAATTTATATGAAAGCCTGTAAAGTTTCTGGATGCAACAAAATTCCAACAAAAGGAAATAAAGAGTGTCCAATGCATAAATATAGAATTTGGCGGTATGGTAGTTATGACTTGCCGCCAAAAATAGAAAAAAAGAAAAAAGATTTGCCAATTGGTGTAGAAAAAATTTGTAGAATACATGGTTTTTTAACAAAAGATGATGTCAGTTACGTGCAAATTACAAAAAATCGTCATAAAAATCCTTATGATGCAATATACGTAAAATGCAAAAAATGTCATGTAGAAAATGTTAGAAATTACCAAAGAAAAAATCCAACAAAAATTCTTGAATGGGAAGAAAAAAGAAAAAATTCTGAACACAGAAAAAAAACAATTAGAGTTAGGAATTTAAAAAAATTTGGTTTAACTTTAGAAAAGTATGAAGAGAAATTATTAAATCAAAATGGCTTGTGCGCAATTTGCAAACAACCAGAAACTGCCATTAGAAATAATAAATTAAAAAATTTAGCAGTTGACCATTGTCATAAAAAAAATCAAATTCGAGGCTTGCTGTGCGGAAAATGCAATCCTTTGATTGGTTATGCAAACGATGATATTAATATTTTATATAACGCTATAGAATATTTACAACAATATAAAATTGCAGACGTATAGGAGATTAAAATGGATAGAGACGTACAACAAGATATTAAAGCAATGTTCGATTCAGTTCACTTAATTGATGGGCTAATTTCTGCAGATACTCACGATGCTGAAAAAGACGATTGTGTAAGACGCAATTACCAGCACTTAGAAATCATGATGGGCAAAGATTGGATTAAGGACAGCGGTGAAGATTTACAACCGTTTGTTGATTGCGTTGCTCGTGCTAAAGCTTGGTTAGGAGAGTAATATGGAATTCAAAGTTAAAGAAGATGTATTGAATTCAGTATTAGCTTATTTAGCCACAAAGCCATTTCAAGAGGTTGCAGGGTTGATTAAACTTGTGCATGAAAACGTTGAAGTAATCGGAGAAATTATTCATGAAGACGACAAAGAAATCTAACTGGATAAAATCTGCTATTAAACGTCCAGGGGCACTTAGCAAAAAGCTAGGTGTTCCTCAGGAAAAAAACATACCAATGACAAAGTTAAAAAAAGCTGCTAAATCTAGTAATAAGACCACTGCACGTCAAGCACGCCTTGCTATGACGTTGAAGAAAATTTCAGCAAAACGTAAAGGAAAATAACATGAAACAAGTTAAGCGTGAAATGAAAAAAGGAATGCTGGTAAAAGGTAAAGCTGCTGCAACTAAAAAAGGCATGAAGCAGAATGTCAAAGTAATGGAAAAAGCTGGCTATTCTAAAAAACGTGCTGTTGGCACAGCTTATGGCGAGGTTGGCATGGAAAAGAAAGCTAGACGCGCTGAATCAAAAGGCATGAAAAAAGCTATGAGCAAGAGAGGTAAATAATGCCATTAAAGTCTGGCAAATCTAAGGCCGTCATAAGTTCCAATATTAGAACTGAAATAGCCTCAGGAAAAAGTCAAAAGCAAGCAGTGGCTATCGCTCTTAGCAAAGCCGGAAAATTCAAACCAAAAAAGAAAAAAAAGAAATGATATAATCCCCTTAATTGGGGATTTTTTTTAACTGTATGAAAATTTCAAGGAGAAATATTTCATGATTTGTCACGCCTTAAATAAATTAATATCTAAAAAGAAAGCATATTGTTTATTTGGAATGCTAGTTTTTCATGCTTGTTGGGTGACAATGGTTACAGAAGTTAAAATAATTGGCAAAGGGTATAGACGAAACCCATTTTCTTTGCAAAGATAGATTGTTACCGGAGATCCAGAATGAAAATGAAAAAGAAAGGCAAAAGTGGCCGTGGCAAAGGTTGCAAATAAATGCACTCTAGTATTTATTCCGATTAGGCGCTGTCTTTTCGGTTCTATTGCCTACCCCCGTTTTACAGCTCCTTGTTTTCTCGGGGGTATTATTTGAAGAATGTTATTTTAGTTACCTTATTAATATTCTCTGCTTGTTTCTTGAGCACTTGCACACCTAAAGAAAATGTTTCGTTTATCAGTAAAGTTGAAGTTACTCCAATTGATAATGGCGTTTTCCAGCTTAATGAGCGAATAGTTGTTGATGTAGATGGCAAACTAATAACAATTCCTTCTGGCTTTGTAACCGACTTTGCATCAATCCCAAGAGTCTTTTGGGCTGTTGATTCTCCATTTGATATTAAAACAATTACCCCGTCAATTTTGCATGATTACATGTACGACTGCCCTAATGGTTTATCCAGAGAAAAAATAGATAGCATTTTTCATTCAGCATTGATTGACAATTTAGTTAATCCTGTTAAAGCTTACGCATATTGGTTAGCCGTAAGAATCGGTGGTCATAGTCATTTTAACAAGGATAATCATTGTGCAGTTGAGAGCAAAGAGTACAGTCAAAAAGTTTCACCTTAAACCAGAAGACAAAACACAAATGGCAATTTTAGATTATTGCAGATTGCGTTATCCTGAATTAGCAGAGTGTGTAATAAAAATTCATAATGAGGGGCAAAGAAGCCGTTCAACCAATAAAATACTACCAAGGCTTGGATTACGCCCGGGTGCTTCTGACTTGTTTTTTGCGTTCCCAACATCTAAATACCACGGTTTGTTTATCGAGGTGAAGAAAGATGGATGGAAGCCAACAGCAGCCCAAAAAGAACATTTAGCCAGGCAACAGGCTTTTATAGACCAAATGAAATCAAGAGGCTACATGGCGGAGTGGGGAATTGGTACTGACTTAGGTATTGCGATTATTGATGCGTACATGAGGACGGTTTAATGTATATAAGACTGCCCTCAATTAATCCATTCCCGCACCAAGAAAGAATGTTTAAAGCCGTAAATGAAGGTAAGCATATTTTAGCGGTAATACATCGCAGGGCAGGGAAAGATATTGCCTGCCTTCAAATGTGGCTTCTAAGAGCTCTACAGAGGGTTGGGACGCATGTTTATTTGTTCCCTCTCTTGCAGCAGGCTCGTAGTGTTATTTGGTCTGGCATGGACTTTGATGGTAAACCATTCTTGAGTAATATCCCTGAATGTTTAATTGAATACAAAAATGATGCACGAATGGAAATCAGGCTGATTAACGGTAGCCGTTTGGTATTGGCTGGAAGTAACAACCTCACTGGTTTAATCGGAACTAACCCTGTTACAATTATTTACTCTGAGTTTGCGTTACACAATCCAAATGCTAGGCAATACTTAAACCCTATTATTGTGCAGAATAAAGGCATTGAGATTATACAAAGCACGCCTAGAGGAAAGAATCACCTCTGGGAATTATTTGAAACGGTAAAAGATAATCCCAAGTACCATGTTGAACATCTTGGTATCGATAAGACCTCTAAAGCTGACGGAAGTCCTATCATTACACAAGAGGACATTGAAGATATTAAAAAGCGCGGTATGTCGGATGAAATGATTGCTCAAGAGTTTTATTGTCAATTCAATGTAGGTAACCAAGGCGCTTACTTTACTAGAGAAATGCATGATATGGATATTGAGGGCAGGTTATTGCCAATTAGAGCTAATCCAAACTTGCCGTTGCACAGCGTTTGGGATTTAGGGGGTACAGATGCGACAGCAGGATGGTTGTTTCAGGTTGAAGGTAATTACATTAATTTATTGGCTCTGTTACACGACACTGGTCATGGTCTTAAGTATTTTCTTGACTGGGCTAACAAGCTTAAAGAACAATGGGGTTGCCAGTGGGGTAATCACTTTGGACCGCATGATATTAGCCAAAAACATCAAGGATGGGAACAAGCTGAGTCCAGACTTATGCAAGCAAGACGAGCAGGATGGAATTTTCAGATTACGCCTAAACTTAGTTTAGAAGATGGCATTGAAGCGCTAAGGTGTATGCTGCCAAAAGTTCGCATTAACACGACAGAATGCAACCTTGGTATCAGGGCATTACGTGAGTATCAAAGAGAGTACGACGAGGCTAACGCTTGCTTTGCAACGAAGCCACTGCATAACTGGGCATCACATATAGTCGATAGTTTGCGGTACCTCTCCATCAATTACCGAAGGCTCTATGATATCCCACAGGGGCAGATTAAGTACAGCGTGGAGTGGTAGGGGAAGGTGCGCCTCTATAGTGTGGAGTTAAGGGTAAGGAGGAAGGGGTAATGGGGGGGTATTCCTCAATTAACAGTTACTTGCTTAATTACTGCGCAGCCTAAAAGGGGACTGGCAAGGCGATGCTCAGACTTCTGAGACTCCAGACTCCCACTCACCCGCGAAAAACCTGAACCCTCCCTATCTCCCCACGGATTTTTTAGTTTTTGGTTTTCGGGAATATATATTTCAAGGCTCCATCCCTACTATACTCCTCCTATTGACATCTGTCACATAACTGATATAATGGCGTCTGATTATTTGCGGGAGGATGGTCATAAGTTCCATTTTGGAACATAGCCACACATAAGGGGGGGAGGGATGCTAACAATCCAACGCAAAAAATGGTGGGAGAAATTTCAAGATGGTGAGCGTCCAGAATTGTTAGAAGCATATGAAAAAATCAGGGATAGTGAGCTAGAAAGAATGAGCGCCCAAGTTGAAAAGCTGGCAGAATATGCTTTGAATCTTGAGCGCAAGCTTAAATGCAGCGACCATGAATTAACCTTATGTTCTGTATGCAACCAACCAGTAACAAGCCCACACTACGAATGTGCACACGATGAAAGTAATAGTTTAATAAATCAAGCTTTAAGGGCTTGGAAAACAGGAGAAAAGAAATGAAAAAGATAATTTTAATTAGTTTGTTATTAGTTGGTGTGGCTCATGCAAGCCAACATTGTAAAACTTATTGTAGTGAAGACGCATTTGGTAACGGTCAAACATGCGATACTCAATGTTATGACTATTAAATTTTAAAAATAAATATATAATTTGGGTTTTAGGTGAAAACATGATAGCTGAAATCCCATTTGATATATTTAGAGACAAACGTTTAGGGCGTACTGATTACAAGGCCTACGCCTTTTTTTATTTAAATCAAGGCAAGCCAATTCCCACGGGCATATCAATATCAAAAGAAATTGGTTCAAATCCTGACGCAACATATGATGCAATTAGCAGACTTGAGGGTTTTGGTTATATTGAAAAGGTAACAGTTGGTAGTGAAAAACACGTCAAGTTATTAAAGCATCATTGACAGTACGCTAAAACTATAGTACTATTAAACAGTGGTTACCACTTCCACTTCGATAAGGCCTTCTTGATTTTAAGAGGGCTTTTTTACAGGAGAAAAGATTAAAAAGTTTTCCACAGAATTTGTTAGTAAACCTGTGGAAATGCTATTAATTTAATCCACAAAATGCGGAATCTCTTGATTAAATAACTATAATAATAACTCATACAAGGAGTATAAAAAATGAAAACATTGGCTAGGGTTATCCTATTGGGAATTGTCGGTAAAGACCCGGAACTTAAAGTCACAAAGTCAGGTATGCAGATTGCTACGTTTCCAGTTGCAACAATGGTTAAAAAGAAAGATCCAAACGGCGCATATTTTGAATCAACACTTTGGCACAATCTAGTATCGTTTGGAAAGTTAGCCGAGAATATCGAAAAAACCGTTAAAAAAGGCTCTAAAATCTATGTTGACGGCACTATTGATTATCAAGAGTACGTTGATAGCGCTGGCAGCCAAAAACTCTCTACAAAGATTATAATCAATGATTTTAGTGTAATCAGTAAAAGTGAATATCAGCAATTAAGAGATAGCCTGGAATCCGTTGGTAACAAAAAGAAAGCTGACTTTGATAAACCCTTGTTTGAAACTGATGATGGCATTCCATTTTAAGGATTAATATGAGCTATTTATTGATTATTATTACAAACGTAGTGTCTGGGTATTTCTTATTTCAAATCGTTAAGAATGGCAAAGAACGTTTTCGTGAACAAGATGAGCGTATGAAACTACTTGAGAATGAATTTTTATCACTCTACAAAAAAATGAAGTTAAAAAATGATTGATTTATACCTGATTTATGGGGGTATGCTGCTATTGACTATCATGCAGATAGCGGCGTATTGGGAAATTAACAAACTATGGAGAGATAAAAAAAATGTGCGTGGCACAAAGAATAAGATATGCAAATTTCGACTTTTTCGACATGGCAATGAATGCAAAACAAGTAAGCAAAAGAAAGATAAAGCATCAAACAAAGTCGGGTCTTAGCACCTACTTTTGTTTTATCTTTAGCGATTATTCCCGGCTAACATTTAAACAAACGTCAAGTGAGTTTTTCTTGATGAGCTGGTTTTACACTTAAGTAAAAGCCCCTTTTCAGGGGCAGGGTGTAAATGCTGAAGTTCACACGTGCGGATAAACCGCGTGGTGAGTATATCAGGTTTGATAAATTTTTTTAAGCGCATCTTTCATTTGTGTAATTGAATTTTTGCTTGTTTCCGTATGAACAACCTTTTTTAAATGCTGAAACGCTAAAGCGTCTTTAGAATGCTCTTGGCGTTTTTTTTCTTGTACCTGCTTGTCTGATATTCCCATATGATATAAATCGCTTGTAGGTGCTTTATTTTTCGTTTTAGAGGCATTCCTATTGTGAATCCATTCTGCTTTTAATCCTTGCCACGAATTTATGATAGCTTCATCGATGCAATCTTGTGCCACATAACCCATATCTACTGCTTTTTGAATTTCTTTTAAAATCAATTTCCATGCTTGTTCCGTCAATGGCTTCTTGATCGCCTTACGCATATCCGAGTAACCCTTCAATGTCTCATCATTAAAACCGAACGGGTTGTGATCGTAAATAGAAAATTTGGTGGTGCGCGGTGTGTGACTACACACACTATTAATTTCTTTATTTATTATTTCTTTATTTATGTCTCTCTCCAGAGATACCCCCCCTCTCTCTGTAGAGATACCCCCCTCTCTCTGTAGAGATACCCCTAGGTGACATGAATGTCCCTCCGGTATAATTTTTGTACTATTTATGTGAATAACTTTTTCTTCCGACATGTTGTCTTCAATTTCAACATGATTCAAGGCAGGTACAATATATCTTTTGTTATTTTTATATATTCGCTTCATTACATTATGTTTTTCAAAAAATTGAAAAGCTTTATTAATTCTTGAGTCTGATTCAATTCCAGTTCTTTCTTTAATTACTGAATTGCTCAGAAAACAACTTTTGCCCTTATTCCAAAATTGAAATATGGTTTCGAAGAAATCAAGAAATGTTAAAGTCATGCCTTTAAGTTGTCGGATATATCGAGGGATTATGTAAAATGTATCTTGATAATTTATAGTAACTTCTTGATTATTTGATATAACTTTTTTGTTGCTATTTTGACCATTCATTGGTAAAATTTCCTTCGGTTTTGATTATTGTTTTTATTAACCGTTTCGGTCAATTCCTTTCGGTTTTGATTGTTTTTGTTATTAATCTTATTGGTCAATTCCTTTTGGTATTTGGTTGTAATTTAACCATTACAGCTAAATTCCTTCGGTTTTTATTATTATTTTTGACTTCAACTATTAAATCCTTCTGGGTTTTAATTTTTGTTTTGATTGTGGTAATGAACTCCTTAGTGGTTAATGATTAAATGTTATTGTTATTATTGTTTCTAAAGTCCAACTACGTAGTTTTTAGCACGCCCGACGGCAATCGGGCAATGCATGGATGTTTTTAAATCAAATCTTTACTATGCAAATCACGGCCAATGTTAGCAATTTCTATCGCTACCATTTGAACTGTTTTTTGCCACATTTTATCTTCGGGATGACAGTATACCCCCATGAAATCTTTGATTTGTTGTTTAATAAGAGGATGTAAAATAGACTTAATCTTTTGTTCCATGTCCTGAATCTCCTTTAATGTAATTACTTCCATTATTCAGACTCCACCACGTTAGTATTAATTAATGCTTGAGCTATCTCATCCTGAAAATAAGTGCCCTTTAACTCGACAACTATTTTATCAGGATTAAATATTTTATGCATGAGGTATGTTGATGATGTGATTGTAAAAAGAGTAAGGCTAATTAGAAAAGCCACGCCACATATTTTAAGTATGTCGTTATGGTTCATTGAGTAACTCCGCAATTATAATTGTTATGATGTCTTGCGCGAAATGCTTAGTGATTTCATCGATTTTATAACTGCATATACCAGCACTCAAAAGGTTGGCTTTTATGCAGTTATTTAATTTAATTTCAAACTCCGTTTGTTTCTTGTCCATGTTATTCCTTAGTTTGGGATTCCCATCGGTTTATCATAAGCCGGGTCATGTTGAAAATCAGCTTTCAAAACATCATTGGTTACTTCTTGAATATGTAATTGATGCTTCATCGGGATACCACCCTTCTTCCTCCAATCTCTAAGGGTTGTAATACTATAGCCTGTAGCTTTTTGCACATCATTCCATACCTTATAATAGTGCACCCATACTTCTTCGATCGTCATATATAATTTCCTTTGTTAAAATGAAGCTTTATGTTATCATTTTACTGTTAAAAAACAAAGGAGAAAATAATAAATGATTGTAGATATTTCAAACGAAGAGTATCATGCGAGCGAAGGTTATTCAAAAAGTGCTTTAATGCTTTTTAAGCAATCACCGATTAAGTTTTATTACGAATACGTTTTAGACAACAAAGAAGAAAAACAAAGTGATGATATGCTTCTTGGGACGCTAGTGCATACAATGACACTAGAGCCAGAGAACATTGCTCAATATATCCCCAGACCTAAAATCAACAGACAAACAAAAGCAGGTAAGGAAGAGTTTGCGAAGTTCAACGAATACGCAACAGAAAACAAACTAACTGCTATTGATATCGAGGTTTACGAACAAGCTAAAGCAATGAGTGATTGCGTATTAAGCAACTCCATCGCTAAAAGCATTATCGACAAGGCAGCCAAAGAAAAGTCATTGTACTGGTTTGATGAATTGACTGGACTTACTTTTAAAAGTAGACCGGACTTACTTGATGCTAAAATATCAGGCGACCTAAAAACATGCCGTGACATTACTAATATTGGCTTTAGCCGTGCTTGTGTTGACCATGGATACTATTTGCAAGCTGCCATGTGTAAATTAGCAATGCAAGCCAACGACCTAGACTTTGAGCGTTTTGTGTTTATTTGTGTGAGCAAGTCTGAGCCCTACCAAGTAGTTAATTTTGTTCTTGACGAACAAGCCATAGAGTATGGCATTAATCAATTTAAATGGTGGTCGATGAAATTAGCCGAAGAATTAGAAAAAAATGATTGGCTAAGACCTCGTGTTGAAACTTTAAGTGTACCTAAATGGGTGGAGTGGAACCAATGAACGATTTAGAAATAATGGATAGACAAGCGAAGTTAATTGAACATCAAAGACGACTGTTTATAAATACTGCTGAACAGTTTAAAAAAGACGTTGTTTATTTAAAAGGTTGCGTACGTGTGTTGATGGAAATGTGTGATGATACTGACCCAATTATTAACGGTTTACCACACGTTATAGACCACATTTTGGAAATGGAATCTATGTTAAATAATTTTGATGCAAGGATGAAAGATTATGACTGAAATTAAAACATACTCACCCGAATACACTAACGGCGAATTTGGACTAGGATTTGAAAGTGGCTCTACTGTACAACAACAACGAGATACAAACTATGGCTATTGGTGATGTTTGCAAAATTAAAACTTGTAAAAATTTAGTTACGCAAAATGGCGCAATTTGCAACCACCACAGGCACTTAAAGTCATATTATGGTTCATACGATGCTATACCAGAAAGTAAATTATCAAGAATTGAATTTTTCAATGCAAATATAAAAAAAAGTGAAGTTTCAGATTGTATTTTATGGTGCGGAAGAATTGATAAACTTGGTTATGGGATGATTTGGAATGGACAAAAAGCTGTTAAAGCACATAGGTTTTCTTGGGAACTTGTAAATGGGAAAATACCTGATGGGATTAATTGTTTACATAAATGTGACATTAGAAATTGTGTTAATGTGGAACATCTATTTCTTGGAAGTCAGCAAGACAATATAAAAGACATGGTTAATAAAAAAAGGAATGTTTTAGGCTGGCAAAAATTAAATCCATTGCAAGTTAAATTAATAAAAAAACTGATTTCTTGTGGCTGTCATGATGTTGATATTGCAACCGCATTCAATGTTCATAGAGACACAATAAGATGCATAAGAAACGGTAAAAACTGGAGCCATATAAGTGAATAGTATATTAGATGAAAAAACAGGTGCAAGAAATTATCCGAACAGCCATACATATGGTGATTTTGATTTGGTAATGCAGAATAATAATCAACAACAAGCTTTATCATCGGCGAATACGCAACAAGAAAAGGGCGTAGCTGAAATACAAGCTTCTTACGTGATAGCAAAGAAGTTTCCCAGAAACGAAAACCAATGCTATATGCAGATAATCGAAAGCTGCAAACGTCATACTTTAAGTGAGCAAGCTTTATACGCATATCCTAGAGGTGGTCAAATGGTTACAGGGCCCAGTATTAGACTTGCGGAAACATTGGCTAGGCATTGGGGAAACTGCAAAGTAGGCATTGAAATACTTTCTCAAACTGATGATAAAACAGAGGCTAAAGCTTTTGCTCTAGACCTTGAAAACAATTACTTGGTTGAATCTTGTTTTACTGTTAAACATCAGCGCACAACAAAAAAGGGTGTAAATCGTTTATCAGATGAGCGAGATATTAGAGAACTAATTGCTAATATTGGATCACGTCATTTAAGAGGTTGCATTCTTAGAGTAATACCAGGCGACATCACAGAATCAGCAATCGAACAATGTAAGCGTACACTTGAGACTAGCGAAATCCCAATGACAGAACAAATTAAACGTTTAGTCATGGCATTTGATGAGATTGGCGTGAAGGTAGAGCACTTAGAGACGCGTTTAGGGCATAACTTAGATGCTACTATTCCTCAAGAACTTGTGACGCTTAGAAGTATTTACAAGTCGATTAAAGACGGTATGGCGGGGCGTGAAGAATTCTTCGATGCGTTCAAGAAACAAGAGAAGAAACCAGCCGAGCAAGCTAAATCTGATCTCGAGGAGTTACTCAAATGATAGTTGTTAAATTTGATTCAGAGCATGACGAGTTCTTACAACCAACATTGCAAAATATTCTTATAAATTTAACTGGGCACCTTAAAAAGTATGAATCTGGATTTGATAAAAATGTAGCTGCCATGGAAATGGCGGTTAACTTATCTATCGCTTTAATCTTAAATGTGACGGCCACTACTGTTAAGCAAGAAGGTATGGCCGAGGTACTGCAAGATGTTCTTGATGAAATTGAGGATAACTTTAATAAATTGATTAATGCTGACTTACAACAAGTTACCGTTAATTAACTAGGAGTTTTGCTAATTTCTGATGGCTCTAATTCAGGTTTCTTCGGAGATGGATTGGGGTCAACCACATCCTTTTCACTGGTTCGCATACAATTAAAAAAGCACATATACCTTTTAGCATCCGCCCCAACATTAATTGTCGTGTTGGTTGCTGTATGCGTAACTTTTTCTTTTTTGTTATGCTTATCCATGATTACCCCCTCTGAATTAGTATTACACACCTAATTAATGGAAAGCAACGCACCTAACATGTCCACCAACCACAATCCCACCAACACATTCCCTTAACATGTCGTTAGCGTGTGCGCTTAGAACTTCGCCCTAATTTATTGGTAATAATTCTCTTTGATTTAAAAAACAAAACGCTCACCATCTTGAAATTTCTCCCACCATTTTTTGCGTTGGATTGTTAGCATCCCTCCCCCCCTTATGTGTGGCT